GCGATGGTCCCATCGGCGTGTCTGACCTCCGGAGGTGTGTATCGGGCAGTGTAGAACAAGGATGCTTGAAAGACTCGGCCTCCTAGCGTCGGGTCATCGCGGACGGATTCTCCCAGCAGGTCCACAGCATCGTAGAGCGTCTGACTGGCGGTCCAGGAGGGCTCAGGGTCGATCATGAGCAGGAGCTCAGCCACTCTACCCCTGACCAACGCCTGCTGGAACTTGCTGATCCCTGGAAGCTCACGGTTGTCGTCCCGACGTACATCTTCTTGGAGCTCACACAGGACCAGAGGCAACGCTTTCTGGATAGAGGACGGCTGGTGTTCATAGGCGTTGAAGCCGATCACCGAAGCGGCCCACTGTTCCAGCGCTGTGGCCAGGTCTGTGGTTCTCATCGTTCTAGCTCCTGCATGATGTCCCTGGCGATAAGTCTACCAGTTCTGCGAACCACTTCCCTAGCCAGTGGCTCCGCCTTATCAGTCCAATCAGAGCTAGGATGAAAGCCTCTTGAGAAGGTAGAGAACACTTCTAGACCATCCGGTGTCTCCCAGTACAAGATGCCCACCCCCACGAAGTGGTGACTGGGAAGGATCAGTTCCGTCTCGTGACCAAACCGACTGACGGGGAAGTAGTCAAACCCTGTCTCGGGGTCGATGGCCTCACCGGTGATATGGATCACCAAGCTACCGCCTCTCCTCCAGCCGATTCCTCTTGATAGGTGCCCGGTGTCCCTGGGAACAATCTTTGGATGCCGGTAAATCTTCTGCACCATGAAGTCCCCGGCCTGCTCCATGCGCCTGTCGATGATGCGCTCAAACTGAGAAGCAGTACGACCAAACTTCTGGGCTACACGCCGGGCGTTGTCGGCTCGAACTCTGAAGCGGATGCCGGTCATGGCTGCAACCCCTGCTTGCGGATAGACAGCTCCATGTGCATCTGCTTGTAGTTGATGTTGGACTCCAGAATCTTGAAAGAGTTGGTACCGATGACCAACTGGTTGTTGGTGGAGACAGCAGCTCGATGTTCGATCGGAGCCTGAGCACTGAAGTCTCGGTAGTTCCCCCCCGACTCTCTGTGGGTCTCGCTTGGTGACCACAGGGCCAGTCGAATGTCGGGCTCGACCAGGGTGCCCCCTATCTCTTGCACATCTCCCACGTGAGGATATAGCAAGGTGATAGGCATCACTTGGCAGAACTGAACCCCTGCCTGAGTGCCAGTCAGGACGTTCTCGGCATCGCTAAGCACCTCCCACTCTGCTCCTCTGGAGGTGAAGCGGTCACCTGCGTTGAGAGGTTCCTCGTAGAAGGCAACAGGTGACTTCCAGTAGCGCAGGTTGTACCTGGCCGTGTCCTGAGGAGAGGTTGACCTCACTGCCTGGCGGAGGGAGGGCGGGGTGATTTCCACTTCGAAGTAAGGACTATCGACCACAGGGGTCACCGTGATAACGCGCTCCTCACTAACGGTAACGCGACGGGTGATCCGAATGTGGTCGGTTCGAAGGGGCATCAGAGTCTCAGTCTCTCCAGCATGGGTAGTTGGCGTTTACCAGACCGAGGAACGTCGAGTTCACGGGATGATGTCGTCAACGTTCTGGTTTGGGAGGGCGACTCCGGAAAGTCGTCCGTTGAGCTTCCAGAGTCGGCCTCGGGTGAGCTCGATCTTGGCTTTGGGTCCGATGTACGGGAGCGGTCCTTGGATTTTGGCGTCACGTCCAGTCACCTCCTTTTGGCGTCCCTCGATGAAAAACTGCTCACCCATGTGCAGCCGGTACTCGGCCTGAGCACAGGTGGCCCGCATGAGGCAGTACGCCTCGTTGTCGGTCATAAGGTCAAGATCGAACTTTCGGTTGTCTCCGATCACGTTCCCTCGACCGACAGCAGCATCGATGTCGTTCTCGGCGTCCAGAAGCAACTGTTCCAGTGCGTCAACATCCTCGATGACGAAGCCGGGGACGAACTGAACGAAGTCGACCTGTGTTGCATACGTAGCCATCACTACACCTCCTCGACATGGCCTGGGATCTGCAGTTCCTTATGGCCGGGATTGTTGCTTTGTCGGGTTCCGGCCACCTTAGTGACCTTTCGTACACCGGGATGACTTTTCCAGACACGTCGTAGCAGTGTCGGCGGAAAAAAGCTGGGAGCAATATCGAGCAAAGGAACGCTAAGCTCGACGGGGCCAAGAACCAGCTCGGGTGCAAGAAGCTCAGGGTCAACCTCCAGCAGCTGCAGAACAATACGTTGACGGACTGTAGGCTCGAGAAGCTGTGGCTCAACCTCCAAGAGAGGGAGCGTGAGTTCGACCGATCCTGGAACGACTGTTGGACCAAAGAGCTGTGGAGGTATCTCCAGCAGAGGCACCACGATAGTGATGCCACCCAACTGTACCGCGGGAGCAAAGAGCTGAGGTGAAACATCAAGGAGAGGGACCACCAGCTCGGTGGTTCCAACTTCCACGGTGGGAGCAAACAGCTGGGGAACTACATCGAGCAGAGGAACAACAAGTGTTGCCGTTTCCGGCGTCTCCACCGTGGGAGCAAACAGCTCGGGTGAAATCTCGAGCAGAGGAACTATCAGGTCCACAGCACCCGCGCTCACCGTTGGAGCAAATAGCTCAGGCTCAACGGCCAGGAGGGGCGTTTCTAGGGTCACGGACCCCAACCCAAGGGAAGGGGCGTAGAAGTCAGGCGCGACCGTTAGGAGAGGCAGGGTGAGGGTCTGCGGAGGCGGCTCTACCTCTGGAGGGAATAGCGTCGGGTCCACTGTAAGCAGGGGGACCACGAGCGTCTGGGTTGCTCCCTCAGTGGGCAGCGTAGCAATGACGTCAACGAAGTATGAAGCCGAGCCGAAGGTATTGGTTGGATGGACAATATCGGCGCCATACTCGTAATACCCTGACCCTGGAGACTCCCAATCGGCATGGAGTTGACCGACATCAATGTCCGATCCTCTCTCGCTCCAGTAGCCCGCATCGCCAAAGTACCGGGGCCGGAAGTCCGACCCACCAACAAAGTGAGCAACGGCCACGTAGGTCGTACCGGGCTGAGCCGTGACTGGAGTGTCAAGCTCGATGTCGTTCCACCCAACAGAAGCCCCACTGCTGGGAGCCAAGGGATTGGAGGCATATCCCAGCTGAGTACCACTGGTGTTGTAGATCGCCACCTCATCCGGAGTAGCTCCACGAACGTCCCCACCTGCTGGGAAGTAGAACCGGACGTGAGTGATGGAAGTCTCTGCATCGACCGTGAAACGGGTGCCCAGAGAAACTGCAGCGGAATCCTCCAACAGAGAGCCACCAGCGGACGGGGGAGAAACACTCTCCCACAGGGACCACTCGGGTGGACTCTGTACCACGGTGGGTGCAAAGAGAACCGGAGGTTCATCGTGAAGTGGAGTCTCCAGAACCTGAGGAGGAAGTCCAGCCTCCACTGTGGGAGCGAAGAGGTCAGGATTCACGGTGAGCAACGGCACTATCAAGGTCTGGGTGACCAAGACAGGTGCTATAGCCAAGGTGACTGAGACCCACGGAGCGGACAATGTACCTGTAGCCGTAGCCGAACCAGTTGCTCCCTGAGAAGCTACCGTTTTCTCTGCTACACTGAGCTGTGCATCAGCACCGGCTGAAGATGCTATGTCCGCTCTCTCGGTAACCCCCGTAGTGCTCCCGCCGAACGCCCAGCCAGAAGCGGATCCATTGTCACCTAGACCAAAGACATGCAGAGCCACACAGTCGGGGTGAGGAGCTGTCACTCCCGTGTTGGAAACTGCAGTTCCCGTACCGTTGTTGGGAGTTCCCACATCGGCGATGGGAGTCTCAGTGTCAAAGGTAGTGCCCTGGTAGGCGAGTCTGACACCAAGCACCGAGTCGGTGGCTCCCATACCTGATGAAACCAGGGTTGCGCTGCCTTCACCTCCATATATCCGTTGCCAGATATACAGCTTCTCTGTTCCTGGCCCAGAGAAAGGTGAGCCCTCTACGGCAACATAACCCTTGTTGTCTGCCGACTGGAAGTCGATGGCTCCTGCGTCCGCGTAAACGCACAAGACATCAAGATCACCTACGGCGAGTCCTGCAGGGGCTGGTGGAGTAAAGAGGTTGTTGCCCGCGGTAGCGCCACCAGCGCCGGTGCTCCTCCAGGTGGGAGCCATGTTCTCGGTCCCGGGCTCCGACTAGATGCGAAGAATCCCGCTGGCGTTATGCGTGATGTCGATGGGACCGGTGTTGGGAGTCACCGGAAGCCCGGTCACGCCCGTGTCGAAGAAGGCCACGAGGTTGCTGGTCTCGATGCCGGTGCCTCGAATGAGGATGAGCGCCTCGGCCTGATCTCCGGTCACGTTGCCGAACGAGGGGTCTGTGGCATCCAGATAGCCATCCGTGTTGGTCTTTCCAGCCAGAGCCGGAGAAAGAGCAACCACAGCCACGTCAGGGACGTCGGCGAGAGTGTCGTGAGTGGCCGCGAACGTGTAGTCGGCGAGGTCCACCAGGACCCAGCGAAACTCGTCCGTCAGCCAGTTCCAGTCACCCGAAAAACCCTCTCGGGCACTGTCGTACATTGCGTTTGCCATGTGTTATCTCCGGTAGGAGGCGGGCCGAGGGCGGCTTGGCGGGAGGCTGCCAGTATCCCTCGGCCCACCATGTTCCTAGATCGGCTCCACGCCCTCGTTGAGGGTGCGGGCCTCCCGAGCCGCCCGACGCTGCCCGAAGTGCGTCTCGGGCGTCGGAGCGCCGGAAGTCACGCCGGCCACCGTGTAGTTCTCGTTGGGCGTGGGGTCAGCCGCTGCCCCACGAAACCCCACCTCGTCCTCTCGGTCCTTGAGCTCCTGGACCTGCTCCTCGCCGGCATCCTCCCCGGCGTCGGGGACGAGACGGATGTCCTTGGCCAGGGTGACGTCGTCGCGGACCTGCGCCTCCTTGTCGGAGTGCATATCCCTCGACGGATTGGTCTGGGTCTTCTTGGCGGACTTCTTGGTCCGCGGCTGGTCGGTGTCGTTCTCGGCCATGGTTGACGCTCAGCTCCTTTCTGGTGCTAGGCGGCCGGCGAGAGGAGGACGCCCCACGGGGAGCGATTCGCCTCGGTCGGCTGGTCGTAGTTGATCACGTTCGAGACGGCGAAGCCGACCCGGAAGACACAGCGCATGGCGACCATGTCCTGCTGTGCCAGGTTGTAGACGATGGCTCCAGTGTTGTCCTGGATCACCGCCTGGTCCAGAATCTTCCAGGTGATGTCCTGGCGGATTCCGATGATGCCGTGGGAGAAGTCCCCCACGATGGCCTCGGCAGCCGAGAGCCCCGTCGGCCACAGGCCGCGCATGGGGTAGACCACGTCCTCTCCGAACACCGAGTTGGGAGAGACGTCGTCGAGGCGAACGCCGTTGGCGTCACGGGCACCGCGGAGCCGGCCACGCATGGTCCGGTTGGCGATGATCCCGTTGACGTCGAAGCCGTCGGCCTCCACCGTCGAGAACACGTCGTTGAAGTCCTCGGCGATGCCGCCCTCGGCAGCGGTGTTGGTCCCTCGAGCCGCGGAGTTGCCCGCCCCCGTGGCGATACCCACGATGTGGGTCGGCCAGGTGGCCGGCTTGTTGGTACCGAAGAACACGGCAGCGTCGAGCGTACGCCCGATCGCCTCCACGATCAGCGGCTTGGCCTCGCCCCAGATGTCGAAGTCGGCGTCGTCGAGGACGGCATCCGGCACCGGGACGATGACCGCGATCTCCTCGGCCTCCAGGTACTTGTTGGCCCAGTTGAGCTCGGTCGTCTGCTTGAGGCCGGTGTCACCGTTGACGAAGTACGCCACGGGCAGCGCCGCGAGGACCGGCATGCGCTGCTGCTTGGAGCTCATCCGCACTCGGCGGAAGAGGGTGAGAGCACCCGACTCGTCCGGAGCCTTGCTCAGGATGTCGCGGGCCACGTCCTCAGGGATGAGGGCGGCAGCGTCGGTCCGCGAAACGATATTGTCATAGGGCACGGGAGATGTTCCTCCTGTTGTGGTTTACCGGATCACCCCCCGTGCCTGGGGGGCATCCGGTGTACTACGCGGTGGGCCTTCCGGCCGCAGCGCGAATGGCCTGGTTGAACCCCGAACCGCCGGAGTTGTTCTTGTCCCCGTTCTGTGGGTTCACCGGCCCCCCGGAAGGCGGAGCGCTGGTGACCATGCCCGGGTCCTCCTGAGCGAGGTCGGTCAGGGCCTTCGTGATCTTGCCCTGATCGGTCAGGTCGGCCTTGCGGAACATCAGGAGGTCCACAGCCACACCAGGGGAGCGGAAGCCGGCGTCTCGCGCGGCCTTCTCCACGTCGATGCGGGTTTTGAACTGCCCGAACTCGCCGCGAGCCTCGTCGCGCTCCTTGACGGCGGTGTCCCTCTCGGACTCCAGTGTCTGGACGCGCTTCTGCAGCTCCTCGACGGTGTTCTGATCCGCGTTCTGCTTGAGCGTGCGGTTCTCTGCCTTGAGCCGGTCCCTCTCGGACTCGGCCTGACGCAGCTTCTCGTACGCCTTCGCCACCTCGCTGTTGGGGTCAGGCGGGTTCCCCCCGCCGCCACCGCCGCTTTCCTTACCGTCGAAGACGATCATGGAACGGCGGATTGGATTGAAAACTGTGCCCATCTCGGGTCACTCCTTGTTATTAGGCCGCCGGATCACCCGGACGGCGCTCTCCTTGGGTCTGGGACCGCTGTTGGGTCCTCTCGTCCCGGCTCCCGCGGAATACCTCCCGCCGGGTCCGGAATCCTTTGGTTGCCGTCAGGCGCTGCTGTCGCCTTCAGCATCAAGTCTTTCTCAGCGCGGATACGCTCCAGCTCCTCGTCAACGCGCTGATCACCCCAGTTGGGGTTGTTCATGGCGATGGCCGTCTTGCGCGAACGAACGTTGGCGTTGACTTCCATCACGGTGCGTCGGCTGAGCCCCTCGGGGTCGTCAGGCAGCGCGTCGTTCCTCTTGAACGTCGGTGGCTTGTCGGGGTTCTTCCAGCCACCCCTCAGCCCTCGAAGGTTCTCGACGCGCATTGCAGCTTGCAGCATGTCGGGTAGAGCGTCGTCCCAGTAGGCTGCCTTTCCATCCAGGGCCAGGAGCGTATCCACAAGTCTCGAGCGCCAGCCCGGACCTGTAGCCGGACCCTCGCTACCCATGCCGGCCAGCTGGGGAGCCACACGGGCTCTGGTCAGGATGGTGTTGGTCAGGGACTCCTGATAGGCGATCAGTGCTGCTGCGTCGAACTCCCAGGTGATCTGGGCGAAGTCGTTCTTGACTTTGTCGGGGTCTTGGTCAACCTCGGTGGCGACGATGATCTCGGTGCCCTGTGGTAGCCGCCCCTGCAGGTTCAAGTAACGTTCCGGGATGACCACCTTCTGTTTGCCGGTAAGCCGTAGATTCTCTTGGGCAACGTTGACCGTCTCGTTGAGTGCGAGCAGCAGCCCGGAAATGCCTTTGTAGTCACTGAGGCCGATGCGCCAGTCCCGTCCGAGCTTGTTGGGCACGCGGCCACAGAGCATCTCCAACCCGTGGCTCCACACGGGCAGAAGATTCTCCGTGGCATCGTGCGACCCGAGAGGCAACCCCTTGCCCGACAGTTTTGTTCCCGGCGCCGCGCGATAGAGCCGATTGAGGATGACACCCTCGCCGTGAACCTCGAGGTAGACGGTCTCCTCACGGTCGGTCTGTTCCAGGATGGAGACGAACGCGGCGGCGACGAGCTTACGCCCGATGAAGAGGGGGATGACGTTGAGGCGCGAGTGAAACTCGGTGATGCAGTGGCCTAGGGCGGGCACTGAGACGTGTCGCCACCAAGTCTCGCCCTCGGAGCTGCACATCTCCTCGGCCCAGCGAAGCTGGCTGGGGAACTCGTTGACCTCGATCCACTCGTCGAGGTGATCCTGATCACCCTTGAGCCCGGCCTCGAAGACTGGCTCCTCACCGAACATGAGGTCAGCCCACACCGCTGGAATGCGCTCGCCGAGCGGGTCCACCAGGTAGACCTGTCGCGCCAGCCGTTCTGCATCGCTCCACCACCAAGATGGTGCTAGCTTCTCGGCGATGGACTCCCGAATGGCGACGTACGTCTCGATGTCCCGCCGGTACTTGCTCTCCCGTTCCAGACGCCAGCCGGTACGTGACTCCTCTATTTCACGAATGAGCCGTTGAGCATATTGCAGCCCAACGTCAAACAGGAATGTTCCGTTCCCAGCAGGCATCAGGCCATCTGCTCCTCGGTTATGGCGACATCATCCTCGACCCCTGGAGCCACAGGAGGCTGGAGTACGGCTCGGTTCTTGGCGTCGGCTTCCATCGCTTCTATCACGTGGCGGTGAGCTCGAGCGAGTGGAGCGATCTTTGCCAGCCAGGCGTCAACGGCATCGTCGTTCTTTTTGTCGGTGAGGTCAGGGTTGGTTTCCTTCTGCTGCACGGTCTGGAGCTGCTCGTCGAGCAACATGTTGGTCGGGCTAATCGCTGCCGCCCGCGTTGGCACGTCGTCGGCGTCCCCGCTCCAGCTGGCCGCGTTTTTTAGCAGTAGGCGCCCGTACTTGATCGACAGCTGCTTGTACTCCTTGAAGCTGATCGGCACCATGTTTGGACGGCCCGTCTGAGTGATGGGGTTGTGTCGACCCATCTCCCTTTGCAGCATCTTGCCGACCGTGCGCGCCGATTGGGCAAAGGAACTGTCGTACCTGTTGTCTTTCCACCAATACCTGTACTGCTTCATGGACGACAGGAAGTCTGTACTGATGTCCTCCAGGTCCAGCCGTGACGAGACCACCTCCCCGGGCGGGGTGTACATTCCACCGCGCTCGAGTTCCCAGCCGGGCTCGAACACAGTCTGGAAGTCGCCAAAGTCAGTCCCACTCACCATACGCTGGTGCATGGGGGGAGGCATCTTGCCTGCCTTGACAAGGCGGTCGAAGTGACGGCCTAGTTCCACAGCCGCTTCCACATGGACATGGTCGAAGGTCCACAAACCCGGAGGCCGAATGGCCCAGTCGCCGTGCCTGAGCTGAGCGTGCGTGATCGGGTCCAGCAATGAGAGGCTTTGCTCGTACGTCTCCTGGTCGAGATGGGGGTTGTCGTCCAGAGATGACGGAATGAACACACGATCAGGCGAGCGTCCATCGACGAACCGCTTCTTGACCCAGACATGTCCGACACCTCCGGGGTTTGCAGCGGCCCTGGCCCTGAGGGGCACTTTCGACAGCGGCCCTACGCTCGGGCGGCGAAGTCTTGACATGAGGTACGTGTAGTCATCCTCAGGAAACTGTGTGATCTCGTCGAAGCCGACGAACTGGAACTCTGCCGACTGGTAGCGGAACTTGTCGTTTGGCCCTTTGAGGTAGCTGAACGTGAGCACTGCACCTGACGGGAATGTGAACTGCTTCTCGTTGTCGTTCCACTTAGCGTCGGTGTTGGCCAGCCACTCCTGGGCTCGGGACATGATTGCTCCCGGCAGGGATAGGTCGGTGTATGTACGACGGAACAGCACCGCGGCGTAGCCGGGCACGTCCACGTACTGCAGTGCCGCCATAAGCAGTGCATCTGACTTACCCCCGCCCGCTGCTCCCCCGAAGAATGCCTCCTTGGACTGTAGCCACAGGAAAGCATGCTGCTTGGGGGTGGGAACGTGTGGTATGTACTGTGACCACTTGATTTCTACGGCACTCACGGTGTATCCTTGCTCTCGGGCGAGCCCTTCCAGAAGAAGTGCTTGAACACCCAAGCTGCTAGAGCTACCTGCCATACCTCAGACTGCAGATTCTCCACCGCCGCCCGTGCCCACTCGAGCGCCCAGGGAGGAGTAGCGTGGGGCTCGGTGGACACGGTGTACTCGAGCATGCCGTGGGCGGCGAGGAGAAGAACCCACAGGCCGAGGAGTACAATGGCGGCGGAGTAGCGACGGACCATCAGCCCTGAGGCTCGGGGTAGACGGTGGGTCGCAAGTTGTTGCTGAACATCAGTTCTGGCTCGCCTTCGATGCCTTCTTGATGGCGGACTCGGCGCCGGCCATGGGAGCCACAGCCCCGGCTGCCGCGAGAATCTTGGCGACTTCCAGCTCTCGCTGCTGATCGGTCGGGACTTCCACCGGCTCGACGGTGATGCCGCCCTCGAGCACCGTGGACTGCTTGGGCTTGCCGTACACGCGATCGAACAGAGACTCTGCGGCCTGCATGCGTGCTCGGTGGTCTGGGACCACTTCCACACGGGCATGCCTCCCGTGGCCGACGACGACCTCCTTGGTTGCCGTCAGCGCCTCCATGTACGGCTTGAGGAACTCGACGAGGTGCTCCTCGACCATTTCCCGCATTGCCTTGTGCGGGTTGACTCCTCGTGCTGCCCTTGCTCCGCGGTTGTCGCCCGATGTGGAGACCTTGCCGCCGAAGCGGGATGCACCGAGGCGCTCCAGCAGCGCTGGGTCCGAGTGCGCACGGCAATACTTGGTGCGCATCATCTTCAGCGGCTGTGGGTCGGTGGCCCTGCGCTTGACGCGGACCACTAGCGCGCCCTGTTGGCACCGATTGCCGTTGAGCATCTCGAAGTGGCACCGAAGGCCGACGCCTCCATTCATCTTCCGCAGTTTCCTGCGGGCGCTCTTGGTGAGGGGTTGGAGTTCGTAGTACATGGTCTGTTCCAGAGTTTAGAGCATCAGACGGTGAAACAGAAGCGTTTGTTGGCCTACTTCGCTCATTAGGAGCCTCATATGGCTGTTTTTGGCACTTGCAGGAGGCCCGCGAAGTGTTTGGAGCAGGGATTCTGCTTTTTTGGTGTTTTTTGTGTGTTTTCAAGCGTTTTTGGTCACGCATAGGCACTTTGGTGTGTATTCTGCGAGTGAGATGCTGTGGACTTCCCCCCCTCTGGCGGATAGACTTAGGGAGTAAGTTCAATCAACGCTCCAAAAAGGAGCCCTAGGCCACAGGAGGCCAACCATGCATCGCTTCACGGGCCAGCAGCTCGCCGACATCGCCGGGGTGGAGGGCATCACGTTCCGCCGCTTCGTCCGCAGGGACGGGACCCGCGTCGCCAACCGCGAGGCCCCCCGCGCCCGCAGCTACCGCTTCGACCGAGACGAGGCCCGCGCCTACCTGGCCGCCTTCCTCGACATCGAGCTCACCGCCGCCGAGCAGCTCCTCGCGGACGCCGAGTAGCACCAGGCACAGGGGGGCTCCGGCCCCCCAACGCCGCCTGCCCGAAAAAACCACCGTCCCACAGGAGGGGCACATGCATCAGGACATCATCACCATGATCGAGAAGCGGCTCAACGTCATCTACCCCACCGCGGACGGAGTGTCGAACTACCTCGAGAACGAGACCAACCGGCAGTACGCCATCCCCCGCCACATCCCGCCCATCCAGGTCGGCAACGAGCGGTTCCCCCTCTACGTCTACATCGACCCACAGGCCAACTAGGAGCATCATGACCATCTCCATCCTCGCGATCATCCTCGGTATCATCACCGTCATCACCCTCCCATAGCCGCAAAATGCAGTGCAACATCACCCACTAAAGGCCCCATCACGCCCCCACCCCATCGTCACAGATTTTGGTCACATTCATCGAGCACTCACAAAAGATTTATCCACGTGTTAGGAAAAACTTGCCCGCCACTGTAGACGCGATGGGCCTGCGTAGCATATACTACTCGTAGGAGAAAGTCAAAAGATGGAAAGGAGCCAACGACATCTAACCCTCCACCGAGGATTTCCGACGAGAGGAGAATCGTCCACTCTCGCCGGCAATCCCGCCGGGCTAAGCCCACAGGAGGGCACCATGAGCAACACCAGCAAGTCGTACAGCGGCCAGGACCTCGCCGACCTCGTCGGGGTCGAAGGCATCACCTTCCGCCGCTACATCCGGTCCGACGGCACCCGAGTCGGCCGGGGCAAGAAGTACAGCTTCAACACGGAGGACGCCACGCTCCTCCTCACCGGCTTCCTCACCGGCCGCGAGGCCGAGGTCACCGACGAGGAGGGCAACACCGAGACCGTCAAGAAGCTCTCCGAGGAGCAGGCCGCCGAGATCGCCGAGAAGCTCATCAGCGAGGACGCCGAGGCCGAGACCGAGGAGGAGGACGACACCGAGGACTCCGAGGACGAGGAGACCGAGGAGACGCCGGCCGCCGAGGAGGAGCTCACCGACGAGCTCAGCTCCGAGGAGGACGAGAACGAGGAGTCCGACACCGAGTAGCATCGGGAGAACCGGTAACCAGGCCGGCAGGGGGGGCATCGAGGCTCCCCCGCTCCGTTATCCATAGTCCACAACCCACAGGAGGGTTCATCATCGAGCAGCAACCCAATCTGGACGAGGTCATCGACCTCCAGAAGGCAGTCGAGGCCCACGCTTCACTCGCCGCCTACTTCATCCAGCACGATTCGTTCGACCTGGACGAGCATCTGGAGCACGGCCGGCTCTTCCACGAGTCCGCTAACAGGCTCCGAGACATATCACCCAACCTCGATCCGAGGATTCACATCCAGTGAACAACGAGACCAAGATCGGGATTCGCACCGAGGACGGCAAGATCGTCCACGACGGTGACCGAGTCTACAACTACTACGACATGGTCCCCTGCACCATCAAGTTCGGCCCATACGGCCCGACCATCTACCACGAGGGGGCCGACGCCAACCAGGACATCTGGTTCGACACCGTCCAGGACGACGGCAGGCACTCCGCCATCCTCAACGGCCAGAGGATCTGCACCATCGAGTACGCCAAGCGCCGAGGCTTCCGAGGAGCATGACCGTCCTCGAGGCCGCCGCCTTCATCCTCTACGCGGCACTCATCCTCCTCTACGCCATCGTCATGGACCGACGAGCAGAGGCCAAGCAGCGCCAGTCCTACGAGGCCACCAGAAGGGTCCGTCAGTACACCAGCTGGTAGCTTCGACGAGGCCCTCCGTCGCATAGGCGGGGGGCCTGGTCGGCACTATCGCCGAGCTAACCGACCACAGGAGGTCGTCATGGATTTCGTAGTCACCAAGCTGGTCACCGTCGGAACGGTGTCCACCCACTCCGGCAAGGGCCGCCAGGGCCCCATCGAGGCCGCGGCCGCCTTGGCCGGCAAGGACTTCGAGAACAGCATCACCGACTCGGACGCCGTCCAGTCCTACGAGTTCGAGCTCATGAACACCGAGTTCTCGATCACGCTCACCAAGAGCGACACGAACCCGCCGGCCAACCCCGACGCCTGGGACGACCCCAGAGGCGAGTAGGCTCGACACTCTCTCCATCCACCGGGTGGGGAGGGTGCCCTGTCTATCAACCACAGGAGGTTCCACAGGGATGAACGACATCAACCCGGACTGCAGGCACTTCGCCTGCTCCGAGGATGACTCCACGTTGGAGTACGTCGCCCACTACGCAGCTCCGGGCATCGGGTACAGCGCCCGCTGCACGATCTGCCTCGCCAGCTTCTCCGTCGTGGGAGGCTCCGTCTACAACCCCAACGAGATGGCCCACGTTCTCGGGCCGGAGGACGTCATCTGATGTACGTCAGTCGATACAAGATCACTCGCCACTATGGCGGGCCGGAGGAGGGAGGATGGTGGTATGACCGCCAGAGGTTCTCGGGCACCATCGCCTCCGATCTGTCCAAAGAAGAGGCCAAGCAGCTCGCAGGAGAGCTCAATGCCAGAGCCAAGGCGGACCGGCTCCAGCCCTCCGGCACCTACCAGGGCCGCTTCTCGGTCGCCAACCACACCGACCACTACTACTTCGTCGAGGACGAGCCGGGCAAGCTCGACGACACCGACAAACCGAGGCCACATTACGAATGATCACCCGCGAGTTCAACAACGAGGCTCTGCTCGACCTGATTAGGTCCGAGCGGGGCCTCGACCTCAAGGGCACGTCCCTCACAGGTGAGATGATGATCGACTCCGACCATGGATTCGCAGAGTGGATGGCAGGACCGTTCATTCTGGAGTCGGAGGGGGACAACTTCACCGTCTTCATCTCCTACACCGATACGGACAGCCTCTTCATCCAGTTCCTCATCCGAGACTGTGAGGGAGACTTCCTCAACGGTGGGGTCGCCACTATCGAGGACCAACCGATCAACGACAAGCCCATCTCCCTCGGATGGGAACACCCATTCTTCGACCCACAGAGGAGGTGAACAACATCGATCCCATCAGCCGTGAGCTGGAACTGATCCAGCGCCTGTACGACCTGTCGAAGGCGTACAAGGACCAGGCCGAGCTGTTCTTTGGCCGTCGCCGCGAATGGCGTCGCATCCGAGCCGTCGAGCTCGAGTACGAGGCCGTCAACCGCTGGTCAGCACTGTTGGCCGTGGAGTAGTCAGAAAACAACCCTATAGGGTTGACGCTACCCTCGGCCCACACCACAGCACAAGAAGCTCGGTCCAGGTCAAAACAGAGGGTTCAAGTCCCTCACCGAGCCCTATCACCAACCCCCCCACCGCCACCTTCTATTCCACGAGTCGCAAAAATCCTTCCAACTCCTGGTACCCCCTGCCGCAAATTGTCACATTTTGCGATTTTCTGGGACCCCTCTTTAGAGGGGCCCAACGACATTTTTGTGGCACCACAGACCAAAAAGCGTAGCGGGTGTGGAAGAACTCCCCTGTGGCCCCCACAAAGATTTATCAAAGTGAAAACTGTGAGAGCTATACTTTCAGAGTCAGGAAACCTGCTACACAAGGAGCCACAAAGCGGATGATCCACATCGAGATCAGCACCGAGCCCCACTACAAAGAAGTGGTGTGGAGCAAGGACGACCCGCTCTCGCCAACACCAGACAGTCCACCGCCTCACGTCTTCATCAAGCGCGAGTTCGCCACCCAAGACGAGGCCAAGCAGTACATTGACCGCCTAGGCATCTCACCCCACAGCTCCGACCAGGCCCAACAGGTGCTCAACGCTCCCAGCGACGAGTACGTCCAAGTCGAGATCGAGCTGATGGACCTCACCGACACTCTCTACACCAAGGCAGCCCTCTCCATCGAAGGCCAAGAGGAACAGTAGCCAATGGCACACACCCACGAGTACGGCGCAGGACACTCCCAACGCAAACGAGAACTCCTCGCCGTCTTTGAGCGCCACGCCCGCCGAGAACTCGCCTGGCCCAACGACGTCGAGTTCTACCAAGCCAACAGTCCCGACATCTCCGTGGACTTCGACGACAGCCACGACATCTGCCTGTGGATAGTGGACGAGGGCTACGGCACACGCCTGTTCGGCCGAGCATACTTCGACGGCATCAGCTGGTCAATCACCGCGGCCGTCTTCATCGGAGACGATGACGACGAGTTCCGCATCATCCCCCAGGAGGACATCAAGCAGTGATCGCCCACCAATACACCAAAGGCAACGTGGTGACAGTCCTTTACCATGATTACCACGGTGAGTACACGCCCGAGGGCTTCCATACCCTCATCAACTTCTTCAACCTCATGGAAGCCCTCTCAGAGTCTCCGCGGGCCTACGAGGCAGCCAGAAAAGCCGCTCTGGCAATCGGTTACGACTCCGAGCTAGACCCGTTCGGCCTCCTCATCGGCTACCGAGGCACCAGAGGACACATCGACGACAGGTTCCACAAGCACATTCTCACCTGGGCCGACGGGCCGACAGGAGCCGACGACGACCACTTCGACTACTGGCCAGAAGCTGTGGAACTCAGCTACTCCATGGCCACCGACCTGGACGAGCTGTACCAGAACAACGCCATCCGTCGGGAGCGCGTCGCCCGGGAGTTCAACGAAGTGTACGACAAGCAAGAGGACTGGATGAAACAGGAGTGGGCTACCACCCACGAGAAGGTCAACAGTCACAGGCCCGACCCCAGCTAACCAAAAGTAAGTGCCCCCATCAAGGAGACATATCGCTGTGGAACTGACCAACAACTACCGCTTCGAGCTGGTGCATCTCGGCGAGGGGTACAAAAAGCCCTTCGCCGCCACGGCATACGGCGACCCGCTACCCCGCAGGGGAATCACTGCGTACGGGACCACCCCATGGGACGCCCTGAGCAACGTCGCCATCGGGGCGGCAAACTACGAGTACCGCCTGCTCAAGACCGACGCCAAGCGCTCCACCCAGGCACAGAAGGTGGGAGTGCAAGTGGAAACGCCGAGAAAACGTAAGGGGCGCAACTAGGCTGTGAGCCTCGGGCCTGAAGGACTCCTCAGCACCACCGAGTACCAGCAGTGGTTCGACTACGGCCGGCTACCAGAGCGGCTGTGGGATGGACAGATTGCCGCGTGGAAACACCTCTACGTGATGGGAAAGCTGACGCTCGAGGAGTTCGAGGCCGCCATCGACATCATGATGGGACTCCAGTCATCAGGCTAACACTTTATCAAGTTGTTACCTGTGATAGGTATACTTGAAGAGTAGGAAAACTGTATCCACCCACCCACAGGAGGGCAGTACAATGGCCAAGGCGGCCAAGAAGGACAAGAAGAGCAACAAGAAGGTGAAGACCTTCACCACCTCGGACGTCGCCGAGGAGCTGGGCATCGAGGCCAAGACGCTTCGGGTGTGGCTCCGAGACAACAACCTCGGCGTCGGTCGCGGGAAGCAGTACAAGTTCTCGCAGAAGCAGCGCGATCGCATCCTCGAGGAGTACCGCAACGAGGACGAGGTCGAGGACGACGAGACCGACGACGAGGACTAGCTCCGTGCCGAGCTTCCGTCGAGAGCGGAAGTTTCGGTCGAGGACAAAGACGGTCAAGACCATCGTCTCTGCAAGCGGCCACCGGCTGATCGCCCGTCACAAGGGCGACAGTCGGGTGGTCGTGTCTTTCATCGACCGAGATGGACGTCTCATCTGCAAAGCCAACTTCGACAGCACCGATTGGAGCGACTTCTGCTCATGATCCAGTTCAAGTATCCCATCGGCCCCCTCTCTCTCGTGGAGTTGGAGGACGCCAAGGCCCTCGTTCGGTACCGAGAAGTACACGGTTGGTTCGGGCGAGAGCCGGTCAGCAAGGATCCGTACGACATAGGCGTCAAGGCCAAGGCCGAGGGAAGCCTCCAGCTGACCTTCGGACACATCGACATCCGCACTCGCAGGTGGTACCGGGACCTGTGGGGAGCCCGTCAGCACGAGTTCGGCATTCCCCTCAAGTCATGAAGGCAGTCATCATCACGGTGGACCAACGCCTCCAAGGAGGCTACACGGCCACTATGTACGTGGCGGACTCGGGAGGCTTCGACCCCACGGTCTACATAGCACACGACAAGCCCATCGCAGCCGGTGTGGGGATGGACCCCGCAGAAGCCATCTACAAGGCAGCCTCTCAGCTGGCGGGAAAGCCCTCATGAAAAAGAAGCCACCAGGCATCGAAGTGAAACCGGACGGGACCATCATCGCAGAGGGTCACGCCGGCACCTCGCTCTACGCCTTCCAGGCGGCAAAGTACGCCCTCAAGCTCCGCGCCACCGGCCTCAGCCCAACCCGGCACTTTCCCACCGTCAAGCAGATGTGCAAGAGGTGGAACGTAAACCCATCAGTCCGTACCTACACCCAGCTGTACGAGGTGTTTCTCGTCAGAGAGCGGCTGTGGGCAGAGAAATCCGATCGCCAGGACGTACGCTGGCTAACTCACGGGGAGGCGTCGCCAAAGTGAGTCGAACCGACGACTACACCCTCAGCCTGACCAAGCACATACTGCGAGGTCGGCTAGACAGCCAGCTGGACATCATCCAACAGGCTATCGTGGCCAGGCGTAAGACCCTTCGCCAGGAGCAGATCACCCGCAACAGGATTCTGCTCACTCCGGGAACACGAGTCAAGCTCACCACCATCAAGCCACAGTACCTCTCCAACCAGAAGGGCACGGTGGTAGACGCCGAGTCCGCCGAGCATCTGCTGCTACGGCGGGGCAACAACCCGGACTTCGTACCCGTTCGGCTCGACGCCGGCAGGGTCAGAAGGTTCGGGCCAATCGTATTCGCCCCACTAGCAGCTGTGGCAAAGCTCAAGGACCAAACCGCACACCCAGACCATGGCTATACAAACCAAAACCAGGACAGCTGACGACATCGCCGAAGACCTCCTCGCGGAGGCCAAGAGGCTCATCCAGTACGCGGAGATGCTGATCAGTCTCTGCGAGGTACTCAAGACGACACAGGAGTCACGCCAGTGAAACGAAACACCTACGAGGTCGGTAGCTGGGTCCGATTCAACCTGGACGGCAACAGCTACGCCTATGGTGTGGTTATCTCCGACGACCAAAGGGCTGGTTTCTACCAGGTCGTCGAGATAGCCGCAGAGCACCGCTGGTGGGGGATAAGCCTCATCATGGAGGGTATGATCCACACCAAGCCGGTTGGCCACCTTCGGCCCCACATTCCCACCATGAACGAGCAGGAGCGGTACCTGAAGTGGGCGGCGGAGAACCTCACGTGATCACAGGCATCCACATCGATCAACGAGGCTTCGACATCAACGACCCGGAGGACGACAACCTGGCCATACTCGACGTCGAGACCAACCTCGACATCAGCTACTCCATCGAGGCCATCTTCGACATCGATCCGAGAGACTGGACGTTGGCCTACACCTTCGTCCACATTACCGACCCACTCACTGGTAAGTACACCGAGGAGCTGCAAGTGGAAACCCCCCTTGGCCACTTCGAGCACTATCCCCAGCTCATCGAGGAGCTACTGAACGCTCCCGTACTGAGCTGGGTCTGGGAATAATCACAGCGGTGGCCCCTTTTCCGGGGCCATTGTTGTGTGCTAACTCCCACGTCCAAGCAAGGCTTCATGTGGTCCTGTGTAGGCCCTACCCTTCTGAGACCCCTCTCCTTCCCTCTGCGGGCCTCTCTGTCTAACGCGTGAGAGTCACTTGAAGGGTCAACTCTCAGGACCTAACCCTTCTTGGAGCCACTTCCTCCATTTCGTCCAGTAGGATAGGCACCATCTCTAGGCGTCCTATCTCCATGCAGATTCTGTCAAGTGTCTGCAGGCGAATGGAGTTGTTCCTTCGACAGATGCGAACCAGATCGACTATTTCCGCCGCGGCCTGGCTCCTTGAGCCGTTGAGAGAATCCCACCACAAGAGGAAGGGTGTGGCATCGTACCGAGGATTCCAGTTCCAAGTGCTTTCGAACTCAACTCGATTCTCTGCCCTTGGGCGAGGCTTGAACTCACGGCCCTCGGCGGCTGCTCTTTTCGAGCGCCAGATTCGCTGGTACTCACGTTCACGTTTCCGGTACTCCGGGTCCTGTCGCCTTCGAGCGGCGCTTGCCCGGTTCTTGGCATTGCGGTGTTCCCTGCCAGCAGGTGTGGAAGGATGGGGAACACGCTTCCTGGCTTGAAAGCCTCGACGCTGTCGATACTTGACCGTGTTGCAAGTCTTGCACTCGGATGAAAGGGTTTGCACCCATAGCTCCTCGCCGATTTCACCTCGCCAGGTGCGGACGTTGAAGTCTATAACGTGACGCCATCGTTTGCAGTAGCTGCAGAACTTTTTGCCGCAGACCACACCGGCTATCGTTGGACCAATCATTCTCGGTTTCATCAATCCTCACCAAATATTTTTGCGTCGGATGCCCTACGAGTCCCCCTAGGGGACTCTACGGGGCCAGAAAATGTTGTGGCCTCACCTACGCCCGTTGCCGTTACGAGAGGTATCCACGACGACTGTCTGCACCCTACCGCCGAGCTTGGCCTTCTGTACCTCGAAGCCGGCCGCCTCCACTTTTCTCTCGATGGCGTGTCGATTCATGCCAAGGATGTCCTCAAGCATTCGGAAAGTGGCCTTGCCCCCATTGTCGTCGATGGCCTTCCTGAGCTCGTCGTACTCCTTGGCCGCCTTCTCCTTCTTGCTCTCGATATCCACCGAGTAGTGGAAGTCGAACTCAGAGCCCAGGTCGAACTCGGCCCAGATGACCCCGCCTGAGGGATGTCCTCTGTGGGTGGGGATGATCCTGATCGTGTTCTCCCCCTCGTCCGGCTTATCGAGGAGGAGTGCGCTCTCATACCACCTACCGAAGACGCCCGTGCCAGAGATTCTCTCCAGCATCGACTTGACGGGGTTGGCCTCGTTGGCCTTCTTGAAGTGGTGAATGATCAGAGTGCCGGCGTTGTAGTTCTGCTTGATGCGAAGTAGGCGCTCTAGGACCGGAGTCATCTCGTGCGCCGAGTTCTCGTCGACTCCCGGGACAAGGAGGTACAACGGGTCGAAGACGACCAATACTGGAGCGATCTTCCTGCACTGGCTTCGGAGGAACTTGAGGTCGGAGGGGTCCGTGAGGTCGAAGTCAGTGTCGAAGACGTGCACCGGGGGAAGGTTGTCGCGAGTGTACGTAAGACTCCCGCGATTGATCGTGGCACTTCCCATAAGGCCACGGCTGTGGAGGATGCGAGCGAAGCGATCGTGAACCTCACCCTCATCGTTCTCCTTCTGGATCAAGATCACTGGGCCCTGTTGGGGAACCGGGAAGTGATCCAAAAACTTGGTGCCAGAGGCGACAGATACAGCTAGATCGGTCGACAATACACTCTTGTACGTTTTTGGGGGTCCCGCAAGGACACCGTGTGCTGATTCGCTCCAGATGCCCTCGACCATCCACGTTGGCTTGCGGATGTCCCTCCCCATGAACTCCTCGAGTGACATGGAGCGTCGTTTCCTTGACGGGGAGATTTTCCCATCCTTTCCCTTGTTGGAGTTCTTCGACCGTGTCCGGGACTTTGAGGATTTTGACACTTGGTTTACCGTGGATGAATGGACTGCTCTCTGAATCTCTCTCCATAGCTGGACGTTCTCCCTTCCCTGCCCTCGGTACTTGTTCCAGACGGATGCCTTACATACCACGAACGCTCCCTCAGGTGTCACCCCCTGCTCTAGTAGCTCGCGCTCCAACTTCCACAGGGTGGCTGATCGATCCTGGCCGGAAGCGTCATCTGCCAAAGCCAGCTTGCGTGTGGAAGGCTTGACCATCGCATCGTCCAGAATCTCGCGTGGCTCGAGGTCTGGGACTCGCAGGTTTGGCAGTTTGGTGTCGAGGTCGCCGGGAGTCTCGGTCCGTTTGACCATGTCCCACAGGACGCCAGCCTCGTATACCGGGCCATTACTCCACAGCAACTTGACCTCATGACGGGTACCGTGCTTGGTCGAGAACGACCCAGGCACCCTGAGAACCTTCGTGAGACTCCACCCGCCTCTGTCGGCGCCGCAGAAGTACGTGAGCTTCTGATTTAGCTTTCCAAGGATGGCGGGCTTCAGTGGCCTTTCTAGGAGCCACATGCACTGGTACCTACCTGGACTGGTCCTCCATGCCAGAGTAGGTTGCAGTTCCAGCTTGCGTGGGTCCACTTCATCGAGGTCGGCGTAAAGCCAACGCCCAGACAAGCAGTGCACCTTCCGTCTAGCTCTCTTGGCATAGCCGTTGGGTGCGAAATACAAGTCCTTCAGAGTTGGTGGTTCGTCACCATACCCGATGGCATGGTCTGACCACTCACCTGTTTCCCAGTCCTTCACGGAAACAAAGAACCAAGACTCCCCGCCCGGCTGCTTTCCCCACACCGCGCGAAGGAACCGTTCTGCTAGTGACAACGATCCTCCCCAGTAGATTGCGACCTACCATTATAGATCGCATATCCACCTAGTAAGGCGTTATCCGCATCGCGGCCATCCGGCGGTAGACCTCCAAGCCCACCCAATCATGTTGGCCCAGATCACCGCGCGGTACTTCTGCTCGTACCGAGGAGCATGATGAGCGTAGGCATAGCGCGAACCGGTAGCTCTCCACGTCTGTGGATGGAACTGGAGTCCACCGTCAAAACGACCATCCAGGTGCCACCTGTGGGTAGATTCGCAGTAGGCCATCCGATTGAGTCTGTCGTTGTAGGGCTTGATGACGTGCCTCTTGCACGGTCGCTTCTCGCATCCGCTGTAGAAGTGCGCATACGCGGGGGTAGCGGTAATGATGAGGTAGAGGAGGCAAGCCGCCGTCCACACCAGGGCGATGATGAACGCCTTGTCACGTGATGTCATCCCCCCATTATACACACAAAAAGGAGCGGCCGCTGGTCTCCCCCAAACCAACGACCGCTCTTAGTTATGCAGCCTGAGTTTCAGTGGCCCGCTTGTAGCGGCGGGTCAAAGCCTCTAGGGCAAAGTACAGGCCTTCAGCGGTAAGCTCCCACCGATTCGGTCCGTGCTTGATGAGGTAACCGTGGTCTGCTAGCCGTCCGAGAGCGGCTGCCATGCCTCGGTAACTTGAGTACCTCGTGCGGTACTGCTTATGGAGTCGCCGCGCACTAATGACCGTTCCCTTCTCGGAGGTCATGCATAGGATGGCCACCATCAGCTCATCCTGTCGCGTCGTCCTCTGGACTGTCCCTGGCAAGTTGCTCTCCTTTCCAGGGCTCGTAGGGTGTGGAGTCCACTGCTCCAACAAGACCACTATACCAGAAGGCTGAACTGGTGTCTACTGGTCCCCACAGAGGTGTGACTCTTTAGTCCCATTTTCCCTCTAATGCACACAAAAAGAGGGGCCGACCGAAGCCGACCCCTCCGCTTGCGTAGCCGGTCCCGGTGGCTACTCCTCGTCGCCGAACTCGGCCGCGATGGCCTTGGCGAGCTTCTTGAACTCCTTGTTCTTGACGGAGGACCAGACGTAGCGGCCGTGCTCCTCGTCCTTGGGGATGCCCTCCCGGCGGAGGTAGACCCGGACGTCCCGCCCGGTGATCTCCACCTCGGCGATCTCGGAGGCGGCCTCCGCGAGCTCGGAGGTGCCGACCCCGCCGGTGGCCTCGGCCGTCGTCTTGCCGGCGGCGGGCGTGCCCTTGCTGGACTTCTTCTTGTCCTTCGACTTCTTGCCGGCCTTCACCGAGGTCTTGGACTTCTTGGACTTGGACTTCTTGGGGGCGGGCTCCTCCTCGTCCTCCTCGTCGTCCTCGTCATCCTCCTCCTCGTCCTCTTCGACGACCGCCTTCTTCTTGGCGCGCTTGCCGCCGGCCGCGGGGGCCTTCTTCTTGCGGCGCTTGGCCTTGGGCTTCTCCTCCTCTTCGTCCTCGTCCTCGTCGACGTCCGGCTCCTCGATGTCCTCGTCCTCCAGGTCCTCGAGCTCCTCCAGACCCTCCAGCTCGTCCTCGAGGTCGTCGTCGGCGTCCTTGGTGTTCTGCTTCTTCTTCGTCTGCGACTTGCGAGCCATACTTGGTTCGCTCTCCTTGGTTGATGTGGTTACTGGTTTGATGCGGTACAGCTTGACCCTCTTGAACTTCTTCCGGCCTTGGCCGGCGATGCGGAAGGTCCGGCGCTTGGCCGGCCGGTCATGACTTCTGACTCGTACCTCCTGTTTGTATTCGGGGTGGCGGTAGATGGCCAGGTACCGATAGTCTACTACACCCGGTGCCTTCGTGCTACAACCGAGTTTCGAGACCAGTTTCAGTTCCCGTGCGCTTAGAGGAACTACCACCTCCCTGGCTATCCCGCGGAGTAACCAGGCGGTATGGACTCTCTTCCACAGCTGCTCAGCTAGTGGAGTTTTCCGTGCCTGGAGCTGCTCCATGAGGGAAGCCGCTTGATAGCCGTCCATTTTGACGGCGGGTACTAGTGTGCCACTCTCCACTACTCTCCTTGGTGGGGGACCGGAGCAAGACTTCCTACTCCTGCACTATATCCTACGCGAG